TTAGGTCTTAGGGTTAAAGTTTTAATTATGTTAAAAATTAGACTTTAACCCCTACCTCCATTATCATAGCCAATCCACGCGAGTACAGGTGTGCACTCTGTAGAAAAGCGTTGTGATTTGGAAGTTAAGTGTCTCATGTGTTGTTATTAATATTTATGTAGTATGTGCTCTTTTTCTCGTTATTCAAGCTTTTTTTTCGTGTTTTTTAAAGATTTTGTTTCCTAAAACTAATATATCAACGTTGCTTCTTTCAAATAAATTAAATGCATCTACTGGAGTTTCTATAAGTGGTTCCCCACCAAGATTTAAGCTAGTATTTAAAAGAATCGGTATACCAGTAAGTTCTTGATGCGCGCGGAGTAATAAAGCTAGTTTTGGATTATCTTCATTCTTTAAAGTCTGTACCCGTGCAGTATTATCTACATGAAGTACCGCAGGTATAAGATCCTTTTTATCGGCTCGTACTGGTACTGCTTCAAGCATAAAAGGAGATTCATAATCTAATTCAAACCATTCACTTTTATACTCTTCAAGTACAACAGGCGCAAAAGGTCGGTACCATTCTCTATGTTTTACTTTCTTGTTAAGATGGTCTTTCATCCAAGTAAACTTTGGAGAAGCTAAAAATGAACGGTTACCTAATGCGCGAGGCCCAACTTCCGATCTACCGTTATACCAAGCTATAATTTTACCTTCGTTAATATATTCTGCTACTGTTTTAAAGTTTAACTCTTGTGTTTCAACTGGTATAGTGAATTCGTATTTGTAATCTTTTTCATTTTCTTTCCAATCTGGACCCAAATACATTATACTTTTACGAGTTCTTTGTATGCGTGGGTTTTTTAAAACTGTATGATAAGCATACAATGCAGCCCCTAAAGCAGCACCGTCATCTCCACATGAAGGAAACCAAAAATAATTTTTAAATTGTTTTTTAGCACGTAATTTTCCGTTATATGCGCAATTTAAAAAACTACCCCCTGTAAAACATACACCATCTAGATCTAAATGCTTTGTGTCTTCGTACAATTGGGTGGTGAACTTCTCTATAGCTTTTTCGTATAAATATTGAGTGCTAGCAGCAATATTCATTCCCCGGATTGTGTTTGCTCCGTTTTTATCAAAACTATGCTGTTGACCAGATAGTATAAACCACTGCCAGGCAAGGTGCTCAGCATCTGAACGCTGCGCACGTTTACGTTCCCAGTAACTAGCTATAAACTCCTCTTCAAACTCAAGCGCTTGAGGTAAAACTTTTCCATACGCTGCTAAACCCATTAACGAACCAGCTTTAAAAAACCCTGGCCCTATACCTAAATCTCTACATCTACTATCATACATAGTACCCACCATACACCCTGGGGAATATAGCTTACTAACAGAAGTACCGTCTCCGTATGCAAACAAAGAAGATTGTTCAGGCAGAACTCCACTTGAACTAGAAGCGTCTAAACTAAAAATAGCTGCTTTTTTGAATGGACTTAAAAAGAACACATTAGCAGCATGTGCTAAATGGTGATTTACAAAACAACCAGGTATAACTCGATTTAATATTTCAACATTTACCTCTAAATTTGAAAGTTGTTCAGGTTCAATTCTATAATCAATTAAATGAGGGTACATTATATGGTATGAATTACCAATTACCTCATTAGTAAAGTTTAATTGTCTACCGTAATCTCTATCTACAAGAGAAGAGGCTACTTTAGTATTGTTTTTAGTATAAACCTTTACCCCGTGCCCACCATGAAAAGAATTAATTGCTACAAAATTAACATCGTTTATAGTCAACCCGGTTTTGTCTAAAGCAAACTTAATAAACTCGCTATTAAAATTATAGTCTTTTTTTATCCGGGTTATTTTTTCTAAAGATAAATTAAGAAGTATATGGCCGTCTTTAATAACGGTGATGCAAGCATCGTGCTCAATATGTAAACCAAGAACTACCATATATTATACATACATGGTAGTTTTAGTTATTCCATATAAAGAAAGGGCTTCCATTCATTACGGATACTACCTGCATCAGGAACAAACAAACCGGTAGTTGTAACTTTCTTAGGTTTTACTTCATTTCCTTCTACATCATAGTACGGAAAAATACTGTCCTTATCCCCATTGCACTTACGGCAAGCAAGTACAAGGTTAAAGTCATCATTAGATCCACCCTTTGACTTTGGGTAAACGTGGTCTTTAGTAGCTTGAGCCATAGGAATATGACACAAACAATATTGACAAGTACCCTTGTAGATATTGTAAAGAGCTTTAAGACTTACATTCTCACCAGAGCGTCTGTGAAAGCCAAAGTGATGGCTACAGATAGCAATAGTAGGAATATAATGCTTTGATTCTTCTCCAGTAATAGGGTTAGGGGCAGATCTGAGATAAGGATGATCAGAATAAAGTTCTACGTTGTTCTCCTTCCACGAAAGAGAAGAAGAACTACCAGTACCTACTCCTGGTACATAATCCAAGTCAGAACCGTCCCAGGTAAGAACGTTTCCATTAGCATCCATGCCCTTAATACGACCAGTAACAAGGTGTCTGATCGCTGCTCGTGCAGAGCAAAACGAAAAGGCTTGGTAATTTCTATTTAAGAGAAGAGTGGTTCTCTCTTCTGGACCTACTAATTTCATTTGTTACGATTTTGGACCATACGTCCAAAAACGCAAGCCCAAAATTAGATTATTTTAAGGTTAAAAGATACTTGAGTGTGTTAACTTCACCTTTCATCTCATCACGAAGATTAAAAAGGTCTGTATCTTTCTTTTCATCAAGCTCGTCGTTAAATGTATCGAGATAATCTAAAAATTCATTGAGTACAGTATCAACTTTAGCATCTTTTAAGTTATGAAGCTCGATATCATACTTGCCGCCCTCAGCTTCAAGTTTGCCGTACTTACCCATGAATGTTTCCATGAAACTATCAATTAATCCATCAAGAGCCTCATATGCTTTACCGAAAGCTTTATGTTGTGCATAACTATCTGTTTGCCAGTGAAATACACGAAGCTGTTGTTGAAATTGAACTAATGGAGATAATACTTTCACCATAATATTTACGTTTTAAAACTTAATTTCTCCTACCCCAATTCGATGTCCTTCGTTTTGAACAAGTAGTACCTTAACTAGTAATTCTGCATTAAGCAAACGTGCTTGTTCTATAGCAGCATTAGAATCTGTATATTTTTTAGCTTTATTATAGTTTTTAACCCATTGATTATCATCTCCATAGAAGAGACTTTCTTCTAACGGGTTACGAGCAGTCATAAACTTTACAGTAGCATCTGCTATAATATATTCAGGGGTCATTAGCGAAGCTTTTGTCTCTTAGTAAGATCCCAAACCTCAGTTACATTACCATTCTTATAGGTAATAGTGAGTGTGTTCCCACTCATAAAATAACTATGTAAACCACGGGATCCAAAATGAATTGAAAAATGCGGTGAGCCGGTAAGGGCGTTAAAAATTTGGAGAAAATCTCCTACAGGTTTTGCTGAGTATGCCATATTATCTATATTCCTTTTTAAGTAAACGCCAAGTTGGGCTATCAATAATTACTTGACCATCATCGATTCTCTTTACCATAGTAAGAGCATCTTCAATAGTATCATAAATGTACTTGTGCTTAAGTTGGCCCATAAGCCAGAGCGGAGTACGGCTTTTACCACCTTCAACCACTACGAATATAGGCTTACGGAGTGAAACTGCAGTAGAAAGCTCTTCAGCGGTACCCCAACTTGCTGTAGATGGGATAATATACGCAATAATAAAATCTGATCTATCTACCAGATTAAGATCAAAACGTCTAATAGCTTTAGCCCAGTCTACAACTTCTTCGTAACGACCACAAGCCATGTGGTTACGCATGCGAGATCTTACATCTGGTGATTCATCACAGTCATTAATAAAAGGCTTTTTATAAGGGTTAAAAACAGTAATATTTCGTGGAATAAGCTCATTTTCTACAGTTTCACGCCAATTGCTACCGTCAGCGTATTCCATGGCACCAATGGTATAAACTTTAGTGCGATATAGTACATTATTCATTCTTATATGTTAGTTACTTTTAGAACTTCATCAAGGTTTTTAACTACCTTATCGGCAAGTCCATACTTGACCGCTTCAACTCCAAGCATATAAGTAGCTTCAGGTTTGAGACACTTTATAGCTTGACTTGCTCCATGCTCGGTAAGCATTTGAGTAATGATCTTTTTAGAAATACGTAAAGAATTAATCTCGTTTTCTAGTACCTTATGGTAATCACTACTCAATTCTGAACTCATATCATGCAACATAACTACACTTTCAGGCATGACCATACGTTTACCTGGTTTACCACAAGCAAGCAATACCCCTGCAGCAGAATTAGCATTAGCAAGTGCAAGTGTAGCTACTTCACAACGAAGCAGCCTGATAATTTGATAAATAGAGACTAAAACATCGACATCTCCACCTGCCGAATCAATAGTAAGCAGAATATCTTTATCACTCTTCTTATCAAGATTGATAAGTCGATTAATAATCTCTCGACCACTCTTTTCGTCGATATCTCCGTGGAGATGAATTACTCGACAACTTCCAAGAGTTTTAGTTGCTTTTCGATTTGAAGACATTTGATTGACTTTAGATTGTTTTCAATTTCCCGAGCCGTCTTAATCTTCATAATAAGAGTATCGGTTCTCAGATTAACATAATCTTGAATATCGAGAGGCTTAATATACTTGATACCTTCTGGGCTGTCAAAGTCTATACCTCGATCTTCACACTTTTCAGCAATAATATCTACTGCTTCAAGAAGAGCTGCCCAACGAGCAAACTCATAGATTGAGATTTTATTAATATTATTATGTTCCATTTGTAGAGGCGGTATTCGGGAGGGGTTCAGATTCGTAAAGAGGTTCAGTTACTACTGCAGTTTCTGCAACTAGATAAACAGAGTTTTTTGTCTTACAATGACCGCAGATAAAACGATTGTCAGTATCGGTACGGATAATGACTTCATTTTCTTTCTTACACGATGCGCATTCAACCTTCATAGTGTTCTGCGCAAGAATTTGAGCTTCTTGGAGAATAAAAGATCGATTGTCTCGGTATGCCCTGTACTCAAGGTAGGTGTTAAAAATATAAAACACCGCAAACTGCAACACAAAAGCTACTGAACCCCATAGCCAAGGCGAGTGACCAAAAAACAAGGCCACCAAACCTACTAGCACAGAGACGGTAACTGTAATAGCTAGAGATCTAGCTAAAGCTAATAGAATATTCTTCATACCTCTATATAAGAGGAACTTATTTAATTAGGTGCAAGAGTAAATTTGTTTAAACTCGCAGCAAGTTTCTTACACTCAACCATAATACCGTTTAGTTTTTTACGGAACACTTCAAGTTCAGCTTCTTTACCCTTAAAAAGTGGTAAATTACTTGCGACTCGTGCTTTATTACGAAGATCTTGCGCTTTAAGATAAAGATCAGCAAGTTCTTTTACACTATCTTGAAATGGGTGCGGCAATGCTTGAGGTACTCCCATGTCGTTGCCTTGGTCTTTCATGCTCGCGATCTTATTGAGAGTAGGAACACTATCTCTGCTATATTCATAAGCAGATATAGTTTCTGGTGCCTGTTGACCGGAATAGGTACCAGTATAATAGGAAGCTTCGTCTAAAAGTTTCTTAGTTTTTCTTTTCACTGTTCTCAATACTTACTACTCCAGTCATGAATCTATTAGAGCATCTTGGACAAATCCAATGAGCTTCAGTAACTAAATCCTTTCCACGGCGACATTGGATTAGACGTGGATGTACTGCTGGTTGGCCGCAAGTATTACAGGTAGCTGGTCGAGGTTCTACTCTAGATTGTAACATACATAATTATTTACTCAAAAGCCTTAAAATACTCGGTCAATAAGTTTTCATTATGCTTTTTTAGAAACGTAGCTTGCCAATCTCCTATCTTATTGAGAATAGAGTTGAACTCTAATTCCGCGCAAACTTCTTTAAATTTGTTAAAATCTGGTGTGAAGGTAGATAGCTCGTTAACTTGCTTATTGTAAAGCTCAACTTCTTGAGGGAATTGATTCAAACCATATGAAAGATCCATTAGTTTAAGATTTGATTCAATAATCACCTTATTGGTGTCAATTGCTTCCTTATCTTTTTCTGATAGACTTTCTTGGTCAACATAAGCTCTATACAAGCGCGCAAGTTTCATCCCTTTAACTTCTCCATATCCTTCAACCCCGGGGAGATTATCGGACTTATCTCCAACAATAGCTTTAAAGTAAAGATACTCTCTAGGGGTTAACTCAAATACTTCTTCGAAATTATTATGATCTACAAGCTGTTTCTTTATTGGGTTATAATAAGATATATCCGGTGCAACCAATTGAATAAAGTCACGATCAACACTGATAATGATCTTTTTACCAGTTACACTTTTACTTAACCAACTGATTACATCATCTGCTTCAAGATGGCCTGGAAAAATATTCTTAACCCCAAGCAAATCTACCGTAGCAAGGATTTCATCCATACTATCGTAAACATTTTTGTTACGTTCCTGATCCCGGGTACCTTTATATGCCCCGTTAGTTAGTATGTTACGAAAGTTGGGGGTCTCCCGAGTAAGCTTGCGATCCCAAGCAATATAAACCTCGTTAGCATTAAACTGATCTACATAAGACTTAATAGTCTTAAGAAAAGTAAAAACACTACCAACATTAACTCCCTTAGAATTAACAAGTAGCTTACCGGTATTATTCGCTATCCAGTGAGTCCGGTGAAGCGTGTTGTTCCCGTCGATTAAGAGCGTTATTTTGTTTGACATCGGTTGCTTTATGGTTGTATTCTGCTACACAGACATTATATACTCGTTCAGGTAGCACATCTACAGGTTCAATTATTTTATTTTTAAGACCGAAGTCAATATCTTTGTTGTTAATAGTCCGAATATATTTGTCAGGCAAAGAGAAATATATAGATTCTTCTGCTGAATCTTTTACTTTCACGAGCCATTCACCTTTGAGCTTACCTTCTAAAACAACGTATATTCTACGTTTTTCGGGTAATAGTAAAAGTTTAAGCTTCTTAATTAGAGTTGAAACCGTATGGATCATTGCCGCCAGAATTAGCAATATTTTGATTGATCTTATACATTACTCTACGTAAACGTTCAAGCAATGCATCGTGTTCGGCAGGAGAAGAGGCGGAAATCATTTCGATTGGATTGTTGGAAAGATCATACCCAATGAGCATGAATGGACCCACAAATTCTTTAATCTGTAGGTCTAAAGTTTCTAACTCTCTTTTCTTCTCTTTTACAACAGTGGTTTTAATTTTTTGATACTCAAGCTGTGCAAGAGCTATCATCTCTTGCAATTTCTTTTGCTCAGCTGTAGTAATTTCCCCACTACCTATAACAGGTTCAATCTTATTATCAGCTGATACTGCACCAGATATTGGTGGAGTACTAGCTGTAATATTTTTTTTCGGGGCTACCTTCTTCGAAGACTTTGAATTTTTACCCACTGTATAATTATTTACAGTTTAACGTACCAAACTACGCAGTTCCGGTTCAGAGACAGTGGCGGTAAATCCACCCAACACGCCCTTAACAATGCAACCGATTGCATCGTGAGAGTGAAGCGACTCAAGGTGAGAGCAAACGATCTTGAAGTCAACGATACGAGAATCCTTATTAAACTCTTCGTAAAGCAAGCGAGTAGCATCCTCGACAAACTTCAAATATGCACCGTTAAGTTCAGCAAATGCTTGCTCGTCTTCTCTCTTAACCATAACTTGCGTTTCGGTCTTAAGAGCATTAAGGCACATCTTCTGAATCTCTTCAAACCAGATATGATCGTTATACTTGATAGAGATACGAGCTGTTGAACGCTGAGAATGAGACACTACAGCCTTATTACGGTACTTGCGGGCATGCTCTCCGAGTTCAAACGAGCAAGGGCATGCGGAAGAGTAAACGAAGTCAAAATGTACAATCTTATCAAATACCCCTGCTTGGTTAAGATTACATTCAACAGCAATATTATAGTACTGATAACCCTTATTACCTGAACGCAGACTCTCTTGCAAGATAGGGTATGAGATCTTAAGAATAATCTTAGCATCAAACGTTCCTAGGTTCTTCTTATAGAGCTTAAGAACATCTTCAATGTAATTAGCATCAAAAACATTATCCTTATGCTCGTAGAACGAACGAATGATACGAGACATATTAATACCCTTCTTATTAGCATCGAGCGATACTGTACCGGTGACTCCGGTCTCGAGTTCAATAACAGTACCATCAGCTCGGGTCCACTTAAGAGGGAGCTTAAAGTTATGAATACCTACTTGCTGAATAGCAACGTTAGCTCCTTGAATAAGAGAAGACGGACCATTCTGCAAGTCAGGCAAAGTAGCAATATAAGCACTATCTGGCTTAAGACTGGTATCGTAGGTACGATCAGGCTCCATGTACTTGTAATTAACAGCGTCGAATGGAGCGCTCTTACCTTCTACGTCTTCACCGAGCCAGTCATATTTCTTAGAGTTACTCATATTATTTAATGTATGTTTCAGATTTGTTGTTGATACCGTGTTTAACTAGATAGCTAATAATAACCTCAATACTATCAGTCTTCAACTTAAATTTTTCAGGAAAATATTGACCTCCATCGTAGAACTCAAAAAAAGTTTCGCCGAAGAAGTCTTTGTGATTAACGTAACAAGTACAAATTACAGATGCATTACCTGGATCAATTAAAACAGTCCAATTACGTGGGTCTGCTTCGCTGTAACCATCAAATAACTTGAAAACGACATAACCGGAATCTTTAAGTCGTTTTACAAAGTAGCTTTGAGTTGTAATCTTATTAGCCATTACTTAACTAATCCAGAAATAATAAACTTAAATTCCGTTTCCGGGGTAGGTCTTACATAGAAAGACATAACCTTATGCTTGAGGTTAATACCTACTCTAGCCTTCTCAAACTTTACCCCAGTTAAGACCCTGAATATATCCAAGTTAAACGGGAGTACTTGGCTAAGGGGCTGTCCTTCTATAGAGTCAGCTACCTTTAAGGATATATTATCTGTATTAGCCTTTTCCTTATCACCCAACTCACAATAGATACCGTCAGGTTGACCATAAAGATATATCTTATTAGTCTCGGTAGTAAAAGAGCTAGCTTTAAGAATTTCTTGCAGCTTCTTATACTCAATATCAAAAAATGTATCGAGTTCAAGAGCTTCAATCTTTTCTTTCTTAAGAGTTACCTTAGGTACAATAGCATCATCAAGAAAATGATACTTAAACTGGATAGAGTTAGATTTATAGTGAAGATGGTTACTATTAACCTTAAACGCAACGTTATCCTCTTCAATACAATCAATAACCCGGAGAAGCTTCTTAATATCACCAATATTAAGAGAAGTCTCCTGTTCAATTTCTACCGGGTAGTTGTATTTGCCTAACAAGATAATACTTGTGTCAGGCTTATTGCAAACTACATACAAGCCGTCTTTGTTTACCTTAACAGAGGCAACATCTACGGCCTTACCGATAACACTTAAGAAGTTATCCGCAAAATCTTTTTTAACCAGTTTGAGTTCCATCTTCTTGTTCGTTCAATTTTTTTTTACGTAAAAGCTCAAGTATGTTATCAGCTTTTTCATTAAGAGCAATAAGTTTATTCTCTATAATTTGTAGCTTACCTTCTATATCTTCGTAGCGTACTCGTTTTTCAAAGTCTAGCTCTAATTGATTAGGATCAGAAGCCGGTTGCAATACTGGATTAATAGGTGGAGTGAGTGGAGTGATTGCTGTAGGGGGAAACAAAGCTGGTACCTGAGGGAGCTCTATAACAGGCTCAGCTTGAATAGGTACAGCCATACGCTGGGGAGGAGGTTGCATAGTAGCTCCCATAGCCTTAGCAATACCCGAAGGCATTACCTTAGACATGTCTACACTACCAACTTTAAGCCCTTCCCCCACTGACTGTTTCTTGAGATCGTTTAGACCACCGTTAACTAGTTTACCAAGCATGGCAGCCATTACCACTTGCTCTTGGGTAATGGTGCCATTCTCAGCAGCAATTCTCATTGCGTCAGCATCAGACATGGCAGGAGCTGTAGCTCGTTGCTGCATTTGCTGCTGACGAGCTTTCATTATCTGCTCACGTCTTTGCTGTTCGTTCATATATTTTACAGATCGTCAAGACCGTCAAGGATAGCCTTGACCTTGTCATCATTAGATGAATTGTCTACAGCTTCAGCCTTAGGTGCTGGCTTAGCGGCAGGTTTAGCAGGAGCTGGAGCTGGCTTTGCTGCAGGCTTGGGCGCCTCATAGGGAACATCCTCTTCCTCCGTGTCAGCAACAGAAGCCTTAATATCAGCTTCATCTGCAGTCTGTTCCTTATTATAGAAATGAGTCTGAATAAACTCTTGAATCTCAGCAGCAGACTTATGCTCAACGAAACTATTAAGGTCATGAATACCTTCATAGATTTCAGCAATCTTATCATCATCAAGGCCTTCAATCTCGGAAGGAGAAAGGAACTTAGAAGCCGTATACGTCGGGTACTTAGGAGCGCCTGGCTTATCGGAAACAAGCTCAGCCTTAATACGGAGGTTACAGCCGTTAGCACCAAGATCAAATACCTTAGCACCAAATTCTCCAGCATCGTCACCGCTAATAGCAGCTTCAATAATCTTATTGAGCTGACGACCATAACGAAGGACCTTAATGGTACCATTATTCTCAGGGTTCTTAGGATCGCTTACAACATAAACGTTAACCATCCAGTTTTCCTT